ATATATTAATATTACGATGGGTATCTTCAGAGATTGTGGATGTGGTTGCGACGGTAAAAAGCAGGAGAAGAAGCTCGCCATTTCTTTCATGGCGGCTCTTACCTTCTTCATCATCGCCAATCCCAGCATGTACCGGCTTATGCGCCGTATTCTTGGAAAGTGGGTGTCGGGCCCTACCGGCTGCCCCTCTTCCTCCGGTTTACTTTTACACACCGTGGTGTTCATGTTCGTGACGTGGGGTATGATGAATATAAAATACGAGGGTTTTGAAATTAAGGGTCCCGACGAGGGCCCCGCTCCCGAGGTGGAGCCCGAAGAGGAGGAGCCTGAGGAGGAGGTTCCCATGGAAGAGGTTGAGCCTGTGGAGGAGCCTGTGATGGAGGAAGAGGACGAGGATGTTTCTATGATGCCTATGGCACCGCCGCGCATGGCAGAGGTTGAATCTCCTTTACCAGGCATGGCTGAGGCTCCTATCGGTTTATATGACACCGGTATGGTTTTCTCACCTATGGATATTAACGAAGACGCGGATGCTCCCGCTTCCATTGAATTTGGAGCTGGTAGATTGAGCGTGTCGTGCGCCGATGGCAGTCGACCCATTGTCAATTAAAAGTCTTCGTCAAACGCTAAGTCAGTCGTTTCGTCTATTTTACCATAGTCGCCGACTCTCTTTTCAAAAAAATTAGTCTTACCATCTAGGGAAATATTTTCCATAAAATCAAAGGGATTTTGTGTGTTCCAGATTTTATCGAACCCCGCTTGTTTCAAAAGTCTATCCGACACGTACTCGATGTAATCGGACATCTTTTCGGCATTCATGCCTATCAAACTGCACGGGAGGGCTTCAATGATGAACCCTTTCTCGATTTCAACCGCTTCACGCACGATCTCGTGGATGGTATCTTGTGATGGCTTATTTTGGAGCATTTTGAATAGTTCAATGGCAAAGTCGAGATGAAGGCCTTCGTCGCGACTGATAAGCTCATTGCTAAAGCACAGGCCGGGCATGAGCCCACGCTTCTTGAGCCAGAAGATGGCACAGAAGCTGCCTGAGAAGAATATACCTTCGACACACGCGAACGCCAATAAGCGCTCGGCAAAGGGGCGTGAATTGTCAAACCATTTCATAGCCCACTCCGCTTTCTTTTTTATAGAATCAATAGTGGTGATAGCTTCGAATAGTTTCTTTTTTTCCGCACTATCTCGGATGTACTTATCGATGAGTTTACTATATGTCTCTCCATGAACCATTTCATTGTGCACCTGATACGCGTAAAACGATCGCGCTTCGGTAAGTTGAACCTCATCTGCAAAATTGTTGTTGATATTTTCAAAAACGATACCGTCTGAACCAGCAAAAAAGGCAAGAATGTATGTAATAAAATGTTTCTCGTTATCAGTGAGAGATTTCCAGTCTTCCATGTCGGCACTCACATCAACTTCTTCAGCTGTCCAGTTAGACATCTGAGCCTTTTTGTAAAGAGCCCAAAGATTCTCGTGTTCAATGGGGAACACTGTGAACCTGTTCATGGTAGGTAGGAGCATCGGCTCAGCTTCCTCCAAGTACTCCTGAAAAGCAAAGTAGTCTCCGATGAGTTCGCCATTAATCTTTACCTGTGGATACGTAACAGCCCGAGGGCCGCAACGCTCTTTGAGTTCATCTTTCTCGACGAGAAACTTCTTGTAGTCTAGGTTTAAATCCTTGCACATGTTTTCCGCATAAGTACAGTATTTACAGTCCGGCTTTGAAAAAATCTCAACTCCCATATCGTGTGTTATTAGCCTACAATATTTTTGTCCGAAATCTTTAAACGATGATACAGTTTTCTGAAATCGATTTTTCCGAAATTCAGCCTGGGGATTTACTCAAAGTTTTAGTGAACATTGACGAGGTAGAAGATGAACAGTACGCGAAAGTAGATGAGAATTGTGATGATTATCTTATACTACGGTACTATTCTGAGTCATCTTTCTCATATAAAGGCGCCCCCGTGTATACTCTCGACGAGGAAACGAATCTTATCAGGGGAGATAGTATTTTAGAACACCACACAGACGGAGATACTATATTTACTTGTATAAATGATGCAGATAGAATGTACGTAATAACCAACGAACAGGATAGTGAAATAGAAAGTGTATTATACGACGAATCAGATGATGATGTAAGTAGTATGGGTAATTTTATAGTGTCTGATAGTGAGATAGATAACATAGAACTCCCTCCCGATCACGCGACTATCGACAGGCAATGGAACGAATGGCAACCCCGAAGTCCAGGGTCTACCCGATTTAAACAGATGGTGAACGCCATAGAAGAAAGAGCCCGTCTTCAAATGGACGAAATAAATTTTTGACCTAAGTGCGCCCGATTTAAAATAAAAAAACAAGGTGTACTTTCATAATGGATTCAGAAACTTTGGCTGCTATTTGGTCCCAGTGTGACCGTTTACAACAAAAACCAACAATCAAGCCAATAGATAGTCGATTATGTAAAGAATGCGCTGTATACAAGACACTCACCAGGGAAGGGATGGTATGCACGGAGTGTGGAAGAGTTGACTCAATTTATGTCGACGATTCTGCCGAGTGGACGAGTGGAGTGACGGACGATGGACGTGTATCCGATCCTTCGAGATGCGCCGTACCTGCGTCCAATCAGGATCTATTTTCCGATTCGTGGGGTAAAAGTACCATCATTTCTACCAAGAATAATTCGACTTATCAGCATAAGCGCATGGCTAAAATCACATTTCATAACTCTATGAATCACAAAGATAGATCTCTCTATCACGCATATCGAGATATTGACGAGGCGTGCGTCGATTTGCCGGAGAGTATCTTGAGAGATGCTAAGACGTTATACAAAAAGTTCAACGAGGGTAAACTCACTCGAGGAGCCGTGCGATCTGGCATCAAAGCCAACTGCGTTTTATACGCATGTAGAATCGCGAACGTACCTCGCACGACGAAGGATGTGGCGGATATGTTTGGTATTCAATGTAAGGATATCAGTCGTACGACGAGTATTTTTACTGAAACTATCGACAATGAAAAGACGGAGAAGAATTACGTGACGAAGCCATTTGACGTCATGTCGAGACTTCTTAATTCATTCGATATTACGCGTGAAGAGCGTTTGGCGTGTAATAAAATGTGTCAAAAACTGGAGAGTTGTGTTGAACTCATGAGTAAATCTCCAAATAGCGTAGCTACGGCGGTTATTTTCATGGTTCTCAAATCACGAATCACTAAAAACGAGATATGCCAAAAATGTTCAGTGTCTGTTCCTACACTTAATAAGATTGTGACCATCACAAAACGACACTTAGAGGAATAATTTGTAATAGAAACTAGTATGGTTAAACTCTTTCTCAGTACTCCATGTTACGGGGGTTTATGCCTCGAAAAGTACATGAAGAGTATCGTTAATCTTCAGATGCTCTTGATGCGCGAAGGTGTGCAATTAATGCTTGATACAACTGAAAATGAAAGTCTCGTTCATCGGGCAAGAAATGTGTCCATTGGTAGATTTATGCAAAAAACGGATGCAGACTTTTTTATGTTTATAGATGCCGACGTCGAGTTTGATGCGCAGTCTGTATTGCGTCTTTTAAGATCTGGTCACGAAGTTTCCGTCGCCGTGTATCCGAAAAAGGTCGTCATGTGGGACCAGGCTCGAGAAGCCGTCGAGAATGGAGACGAGCGTAATATGGCCCTTCTGTCCTCGAGTCTCGTAGCGAATATCGGTGCCACGAGACGTTCAGTCGTGAACGGATTCGTCGAGGTATTGGATGGACCTACTGGTTTTATGATGATTTCCCGTGAAGCCCTGACTAAAATGCACGAACATTATCCGGAACTGAACTGTAAAAACGATCACCAAAACAGGGATTTTGATGAATATTGTGCACTTTTTGATTGTATGATCGATCCCGAAAGTAAGCGTTACTTGTCAGAGGATTATGCCTTTTGTCGTCGGTGGCAACAGATGGGAGGTAAAATTTACGCGGATTGTAATACTACATTAGGACATGTGGGCAATTTACCGTTCTCGGGATGTTTAAATGATAGGCTTAAGGCTTAAGCTCTTAACATATTCAATGAAGGTCACTACTATTGTCGTCACTCGGAGTGGGTCGTGTCATGTAAAAACACTCCATACAATTCTTCGTATGAATATTCAGTGTATACAAAAGGATGTACAAAACCAGATTGTGTTCGTGAATGACGATCCTTATGCGAAAGCTGACGCGATTCAAAAGTATATCAAGGACACCGACCGTATTTTCTTTATCGATTTTGGCATTCAAGTAGACGACGCATCTGTCTCCCACGTTGTAAGTAATCGCGATGATTATCACGTTATGGTCTTTCCGGGTGTGACAGAGGGTATTGATTGGGACGTGTTCAAGGATAAGGTTTCACGGGCATCATCAGAGCCCACGCATCAGATGGGTCTTAACTTTGATACTGAGATCGGGAACCAAGTTTCGGAGAATGTGTATACGGTAAAGACAAGCTCTGCACGATCCTGGTTTATGTTATGTAAACCCACCCTCAAATATATCAGGTGTCGCAGAACCGGAAAGTTAAAAATCAGTCCTAAGTCGGATGCAATGTTTGAAAATTTCAAAGAATCCGGGGTCAAGGTTGTTGCGTTCACCGGTGCCCGTCTCACATTTACATACCCCCACGAGTGTATCGGAAACATTGTTAACTCGGCGGGTGTTAAAGCTAATTAAAGATTAAACCAAAAACATACGTATAATGCAACGTTTATCTGTAAAGCGTGAAGATCCCCTTTACAAATACACGCTTGATTTCATGGAGCATCACTGGAACACGAAGGGTAAAGGTATCTTTCCAGGCAGTCAGCCGATCTCCATTGAATATCGCCATTTTGACATTCTGAAGTCCAGTCCGTATGTCGTATGTGAAAAGACGGACGGGGTTCGTTTTATGATGCTCGCGTTCATGTTTGACAACAAGAAGAAGACGATTTTTGTGAATCGCGCGTTGGAGATGTTCGATTGTCCGTTGAACTTTCGGAAACTCGTGTATGATGGCACGATCGTCGAGGGTGAGATGTATGGTGATACATTTATGATGTATGATATGCTTATGAGTTGTGGGAAGATCATTGGAGATCAGGATTTCCTTACCCGCCTTGATCATATGGAAAAATTTAAAAAGATGCTCATGAGTCTCAAGTATGATCCCGTGAAACTGGCCCTGAAAACCTTCCACTTGATGTCCGATTTTGAAGAATTTATGGATAAGTATCTACCCACGGTGCAACAAGAAATCGATGGACTTATTTTTACACCTATTAATGACACTGTGAAAACTGGTACTCATGAAACTATGTTTAAATGGAAGCCTCGAGACAAAAATACGATCGACTTCCAACTAAAAAGAAGGGGTGATGTGTGGAGATTACATGTGCAAGAAAGGGGTAAATTGGTATTTGAGTCCGAACTCCGTGATGAATGGGTTCCTCTCAAAGCGCGAGAATGGTTGAAAGAAGATGCGATTATCGAGTGTCAGTATATGTTCCAAGATTCTCCAATGTGGTGGAAACCTGTCGCACTCCGCTCGGACAAGACGTTTCCCAATAGCAGAAGAACATTCTACAGAACGCTCGTGAATATTCGGGAAGATATTGCTATGGTCGACTTTCTAGATTGTAAACCATAAAGTAATAACTTCCCATATCGGGTGGAAACTGTTCTTTCACAAATTCATCATTAAGAAAGAACCAGCGTTTCCGCTGTCTTGCAAAACTTACGTAATGTCCGTCGTGTTGATGACCTACGTGCATAGCACACGCGGTGAGTTTATAGACGTGGCCGTCGAGAATTAGTTCGTGAATAATTTTAATATGATTTTTTACGTCGAACGAAAGCATGAGTACGGGTGGCAGCTTCGAAAATAACATACGCGTAGAAGCTGCGTTATGTTTTACACCTTCGTTGTCTACAAAATCTTCTAGAACGTTCCAGCTCGTACTCGTTTGAAGCATCTCTCTTATATCCGAACCTTTGGAAGTCATTAAATGAATGCTAAAGTCCTCTTCATTCACTGATTTTCCGGTAGGCCAAATAGTTTCCTGAACTTTTTTACCATAGAACCACTCTTTAATAATAGGCTGATGCTGTTCGAGTATATCTATGATGCATAGTATAGCTTCTTGTACATCGTGCTGCTCATCGGTTTTAAATCGGGGAAACTTTCTTTGAAACGCGAATAAGAGTGATTCTAGATTGAGTGGGGTCTTATCGTTTGACCAGTATTTCTGAACGAAGATTTGGAAAAGCGTGGTAAACATACACGCTCCCTCACCCTTGTATGAATTTCTTAAGAAGTATTCCGAAACTTGTGGAAGGTTAAATAAGCATTGTATAGCGGTATTAAAATAGCACGAAGTTCCCTCATTTATGAGACCTCTCATTTCTTTACTTCGAAAGAAAACTTTAATTAGAGATTTGGTGCATACTATTAGTACAAAAATGTCTAAAGCTATTGGTATTGATCTTGGAACGACGTATTCATGCGTCGGTGTTTGGCAAAACGATAGAGTTGAAATTATTGCGAATGACCAGGGTAATAGAACGACCCCCTCGTACGTGGCGTTTACCGATTCCGAGCGCCTCATAGGGGATGCTGCAAAAAATCAGACTGCGATGAATCCTAAGAATACAGTTTTCGACGCAAAGCGACTTATTGGTCGTAAGTTTTCGGAGTCGAAGGTCCAAGAAGATATTAAAAGTTGGCCTTTCAAGGTAGTTTCAGGAATGGCCGATAAGCCTTCTATCGAAGTTGATTTCAAAGGAGAGACGAAGCGTTTTGAACCTGAAGAGATTTCGTCTATGGTACTTACCAAGATGAAAGAGATTGCCGAAATGTACATCGGCACCGGTGTAAAGGATGCGGTCGTCACCGTTCCCGCTTACTTTAACGATTCTCAGCGACAAGCCACGAAAGATGCCGCAGCGATCGCGGGTTTGAATTGCCTTCGTATCATCAACGAGCCCACCGCTGCCGCCATCGCGTATGGTCTAGACAAGAATAAGGACGAAGATAAGAATGTCTTGATTTTTGATCTCGGTGGTGGCACGTTTGACGTGTCGCTCCTTAACATCGAAGGTGGTATTTTTGAAGTGAAGGCTACGGCGGGTGATACTCACCTAGGCGGTGAAGATTTCGACGCGCGTCTACTTCAACACCTGTCGCAAGAGTTCAAACGTAAGCACAAAAAGGACATCTCTGATAATCCAAGGGCTCTGCGACGACTGAGGACTGCTTGTGAACGTGCCAAACGAACCCTATCCTCCACGACTCAATCAGCGATCGAAATTGATTCGCTCTATGAAGGCATTGATTTCTACACGTCCATCACGCGTGCACGATTCGAAGAGCTTAACTCGGACCTATTCAGAAAATGTATGGAACCCGTGGAGAGAGTCATTAAAGATGCGAAGATGGATAAGTCGATGGTCCAAGAGATCGTTCTCGTCGGTGGATCCACGCGCATTCCCAAGATTCAACAGATGTTGTCTGAGTATTTCAACGGTAAAGAACTCAACAAGTCTATTAACCCCGATGAAGCGGTCGCGTACGGTGCAGCTGTACAAGCCGCCATCCTTTCGGGAGTGACTGATAATGCTGTACAAGATTTACTACTTCTCGACGTGACACCTGTATCTATGGGTATTGAAACCGCTGGAGGCGTAATGACCAATCTCGTCGATAGAAATACCACCATTCCGACTAAGAAGGAACAGGTGTTCTCCACGTATGCCGACAACCAACCCTCCGTCCATGTTCAAGTATACGAAGGTGAGCGCGCACGCGCGGCTGACAACCATCTTCTAGGAAAGTTTGATTTGAACGGTATTACTCCCGCACCCCGAGGCGTCCCACAAATTGCTGTGACGTTCGATATTGACGCGAATGGAATTCTTAACGTGAGTGCCGAGGATAAAGCATCCGGGAAGTCGGAAAAGATTGTGATCACCAACGACAAGGGGCGTCTCTCGAAGGATGACATTGAGCGTATGGTGAACGACGCTGAGAAATACAAGGAAGAAGATGACAAGTACCGTAAAAAGGTTGAAGCCATCAACGCATTCGAAGCGAACGTCTTCGGGGTGAAGAGTATGATAGATCAATTGAGCGATGATGACAAGAAGATCGTCGAAGAGAAGGTCACCGAGACCGTCTCATGGATAGATAATAACAGATCCGCGGAACTTGATGAAATTGAACACATGCAGAAAGAGTTTAGAGACTTTGTTGACCCCATTATTTCCAAGCCAAAAACCGAGGCGGAGCCCAAGGCGGCCACCGGTCCCGAAATTGAAGAGCTTGATTAATCACACCTAAGTAACTTAAAGATTTCTCCCAAAATAAGACTGTAAAATGAACGTTCACTCCCTTACCGACACTGTTTTTCCTCTTGTTGACCAATACAAAGATGAAGAATATATCGAGTTAGAATTCCGACTTGGAAAGTTCAATGGTACAATGTTCGATACGAATATTGGCAAATCTGCACACGATTACATCATGCATGGACTTTCCAAATACACGGGGTGGGATCGTATTATCGCATCCGAAGAGGAAGTATTTTATCGCACTAGTGACGGTGTACGCATATCCGTAGACTCAGCCACTGGTGATGAAGTTATTGTCCAGAAAGATCGAATCAAGAACCATGATCTAAAACACTTGGGAAATGTACCCTTTGATATCCGTTTCAGTATTTCTAAGGAGATTCCACTCCCCGAGGATACTGATCGCGATATGGATAAAAAGAAGACTAAGAAGCGCGTGTCGTTTATTCGTAAGAATGTGTCTATCGATATGACGATCGTATCAGGTGATAGTCATGACATGGACTCAGAGGATCCCATGTCGTATCAGATGGAATTCGAAGTGATCGACGCTACTTCTTGTGAAACGAAGGATGACCTATTTAAAATCATCCACAAAATTAATGACGTATTTAATATGTTGGGTACTAACAGATGATAACGTTCCTGTTTCTCGTTGCATTATTTATCATATTACACAACGCGAGTCAAAATCAGGGTGAGGAAGTCGGTGTACTTGGATACAAAACTAAGTTTTTTCATGTTTCCGCAGGCGCTTCGAAGCGTACGTACGAAAAAATGAAATACGATGGTATGCACCCGGACCAAATGAAGGTGTTTATCATGTTGGAGGATCAATTTTTACGATTAGTTCGAATGGCGGTGTGTACTGGCGTTTCGCGGAGGAACCAAGGGTATGCTTTATCCGATGAGATCAAGGAAAAATTTAAGCCATACGATTTTGAATATCATGTGGCACTCTTAAAACAAATAGCCGAACCACACAAAGTTATAAATCAAAATATAAGATGTTAAGCATATACAATAACGCGCGTCGATGTGACCCAGGTGTCATTCGTGTTACATTGTCAAAAATGTAAACGACTAACCATGTGTCATCCAACATCTTTCTATTTTCGTCTATCCACTTGCGTTCATCATTTGCGTCCATAAATTCACTTGAACATAAAAACTCTCGCTCGAGAGTACCCATTCCCCATTCTTTATCGGTGTCGCGTTCCCTTCGTATGTACGCACAAATAGTATAAAAAATGCTATCGAGAAGTGTTTCGTATATACGTTTGTCCCAACGTGGATTTTCTTCGTCTATACGAAACTCATCGTGTCTGTATAATGTTTTGACGTGATCAACAAAAAGTTGTCTACTATCGTCCATGTATTTACATGTCATCTATTCTTTATAATTGTTCCACCTTCGTTCCCTTGGGGAAGCGATTGAGTCCCTTGGGTGAGTTCTTTTTAGGGGGTGTAGCTACGTTCATCATACCTTCGAGTTCGGCGGCAAGGTTATTGTTGAGGTTGTTTAACTTGTTGTTTAACTGCTTCTGTCTCTGGAATTTCCACGTGCGCACCGTATCACGCTTGACTTTATTTACGTTAGTCTTGAAAGGTAATCCATTTTTCTTGTTCTTTTTGAGGCTGAGAGCGTTGATCACCTTTTTCATATCCGCGACGTCAGAATTTAAAGAAGGCATCACGTTCTTATACTTCTTCAGCCAGCGCTTACCGTATAATTCCTTGATATCCTCCTTAATAGCCTTGTTAGTGAGACGACGCTTGTTTAATTTCTTCGCGATATTCGCAGTCCTCGAAGCGGGTGCCACCACCTTAGGCTTTCTACCTCTTCTCTTGGGGGGTGCAGCCTTGGGCAGTTGGAGCTTTTTACACAATGTATCCACGGTGTCACTGTCATCCACACTCACACCTCGAGCGATGGCTATTTGCACGAGCTCCTCTTTCTTATACGCGCGACAGGGTTTGTCACCAACCTTGAACGTACCAAACGCACGGTCCTTGATCTTTTCGCAAATAGCGGGCTTTGTCGTCTTACTCGTGATGTCGACAATACCCATCTTCTCTGCGACTGCGACGAGTTTCGGGCGAGCGACGGTGAGACACTTGCGCGGACCTACCTTTATAGCATTCTGACCGTTAAGATACTTAATATTGGTATTCTTATTGGTAAGCGTAGCAGCCTTATTTTTCGGGCGAGTTGTTTTCTTGACGACCGTCGTGGGTATGTTCATACTCGGTTTTATCATACCCATAATCCACATCGTCTTCACGAGATCGTATCCTATGGGGTTATAGGCATCGTGTAAGCCCTTGACAGTCCTAGCACCTAGAACCTGTATCTTACCGGAAGTAAAAAGCTGGAAATTATTACCGTAGTACGTCATCTTTAGTGCGGGTCTAAGCTCGGGTTCGTACTCCACGTTGCGAGACTTAGCGAAAGCCTGTGCAACCTTGGTAAGATTAATAGCACCTTGGACTTGAAACGTACCCACGAGAGCATAGTAACGAATGGGATTGTATAAAAACGTATACTTTGATGCATAGTTATCGACGATAAACTTACGAATCATCTCCGGTTGCCTCGAGTTGTTGTCGATGATGCCACCGGCTACTTGCATCTTTCCATTGGTATATATCTTCACAAGTAATTTCTGCTTCTTACCCCCTAGGTACGTGAAGCCGTCGATTTGCGCGGCGAAGTATTTATGTCTATTTTTAGCATTCTTGTTAGGTGCAACCGTAAACGTGTGCTTAGCTCCTATTTGCATACGTCCATATAACAGTTTGATCGCACTCACTTCAATTTCAAAATCGGATCCGCGTGCGATGGGACGTCTCTTAATAGGCTTTTTATAAAGAATTTCTGTAACGTTTACAGCGTAATTACCGGCCTTGGCATCTACGTTAACCATACCGTTAAAGACGCCCAATTGTAGAGGTGATATCTTCATTTTTGAAAGATTGGCCGCTTTCAACTTGTTGCCGACCATTCTCTGTATTCGTGCTTGTATGTTGTTTTGCTTCAGTCGAGTCGCATTGGCGCGTAGACTGTTTTTTTCGCGGTTTGTGAGATAGGGTGCCTGTCGTATCAGGTTTTGGGCGGTAGGCGAAGAAGTATTATTTTTTTCAAACTCGTTGAATAAACCCATATATTAAGTAAAGATTTTAATCATCTAATTCCTGTCCATCTGTGTCAACCATCGTCTGTGTAGAAATTGATGTCTCTGTGTGCACTTGCTGCTGTGGCTCCACTTCTTGAGGAGTCACGTTGACAATATCGAGACCGATGACCCACATAGAGTTTCTATGTTCTGTACCCGTTTTAGGCTGCTGCTGTGTGATGCCACACCTCGTATATAAGCTAAGCTCATCTTCTTTGAGTTTTTCTACGCTGATGCCGCGCTCACCGAAAGGACCCGCCCAAATATCAGAATTGATTGTTCTCGACTTACCCTCTTTCATACAGAAAGCAGCAAACTCATCCTTGAAGAAAGACAAGGGGCATTTCTTATCATCACCGTATTCAATATGCGGTGATTCCATGAAACTCAGTAGGGGGCTGACAGCCGCTGCAACCTGTGTCTTCACCTTTTCGAAGTACGGAGGAAGAATGTTCCAAATAGCGTCGTTTTTGTGCGCCTGCGCCTTCTCGAGATACGCGCGTACACACTTTTGTAGAATATTCGGAAGTTCCTCCTCGAGACGATCTTCCAGGGTTGGATCAGCTTCCTTAACCTTTTTTCTAAAGTCAACCGTGATGAGACGTCGCAAAACGCTGCCAGAGTTGTCTCTCCATCCGGGAATCTCATTACCACCCAGAATACCTGGAGACTTCCACACAAGCGTCTTAGCCTTTTCATGCTTCACAGCGATAGAAACGTCTTCACCCGAAACTACAGACTGAAACTCTGCCTGCTCGAGCGCCAAATCACCCTTGATCTCCGGTGCGATGAACATGTAAGAATCATATATGGATGACAGACCAAACTTCCTCTCAACATTGTTCGAGAGCGTTCGCACATCATCAGGTGTGTAGAACTTACGGCACACCTTCGTAATGATAGTAGACTTACCAGACTGGGCTACACCCTTAAGGAATGGGATACACTGCCATTTGTCAATCTCGTTCACATCGAAGCACAAACGTCCACATAGGATATACATCCACTCGATCACGTCCTTATCGAACTTTTGATACGTAAGAATCCTATCGAAGTTAGGCGTAGGGATTTCTCTCCAATCAACGTCGTTGTAGTTGTTAAACTCCTGGTTGAAGTATTTGCAGCTGACAATAGTTTTGTCGAGCGTCTTAAACTCTTTAGACGTATACGGATAGAAGATGGCCCGGTAAAACTTTTCATCGTCCGTGGACTTATCGGGTACGAGCTCCTTGCCTATGAAGATGCCGTTGGTAAAAGACCAGACCTGGCGATGCTTTTTAATCTCTGGAAACTGCATATCCTTCGTCTTGGAAAGGTGACGAATAAGATCGCCATGTGTAGAAGGACTCATAGTCATATTTTTCCATAGTTCGTATAACTGTTCCTTTTTGCTGGCTGAATACACATAATCTTGAATACTCTCAAAAACCTCCCATGCTCGAGTACTTGCACCATCCTTCGTCTTAATCTCCCTACAGCAATTATCTTTGTATCTCTTAATCTGTCGATCGTATAAATCCTTGAGTAACTGTAACATAGCCTGTTGATACGGCTTCAACTCCTGAATATCCTTAATCGTCGAGTTCCTGAAAATAGACGGATCAGACTCTGGGTCTACGGGTACGGCGTTAGGATTGTTTGAGAAGTCGTGGATACGGAAAACGCTAAATATGAGTCTCCAGGCGTCCTGTACACGATCGATCATTCGGTTAATTCGAGTCGCCAGGGTGACTTCTTTGATGTTGTCATCGTCAAAGTCACATTCAGCATCTTTCTCGAGAGTGCGCGCGCGATGGTATGCCTCACATAGGCGTTCGATAATGAAAGTACGGGTACGTTCGACCTCCCCAATATCGATAGCTGGCGGACATCCACCAGCGTCCCTAGGTTGTGAAGAGTCAAAAAATATGTCAAAACCTATGTGAAGAGACTCGGTTGCAGTGAGTTTGTCGTTGATTCTCAGCTTCTTCTCGGAAGGCTGAATAATATCTTTCATCAGCTGATCTATATCCATTTTCATAATATTCTCAGTCCAGAAAGTGCTATTATGATCATGAAAATTGCACGTGTCGTCGATGGTGTGCACCGGACCCTGCATTTATAATATTAGGATTCATTTTTCTAAGCCTCATTTTTCTTCTGAAGGGTGTTGAGAAGTTTGATAAAAATTTTGTTCTGGATTTCCATCTGCTGTCCAATATAGACGAGAGCAGTACAGACGGTATCGCCATCAGGGGTGGTGAGAGTCTGACCGAGCAAATTTTCCATAGGGGAGAAATCGTCGTCATCATCGGGGAAGTCTTCGGGATCGTACTCGGTGAGATCAACCCCCTCGACCTCCTGGTCGGGTAAAATTTCGGATTCGGATTCGGATTCGGTCTCGGTCTCGGGTTCGATCGTCTCAGGCTGTGTAGACATTTATGGTAGGTCCAGGAAAAATCGAGTGCGAAATTTCGCACTTTACCCAAAATTATTTTCTTTGTCTATAGTACAACTACTCTCAAAATGGCTGGCGGTCTTATGCAACTGGTAGCCTACGGCGCCCAAGACGTTTATCTCACTGGTAACCCCAAGGTTACTTTCTTCCAGGCGGTTTACAAGCGCCACACTAACTTCGCTATGGAGAACATCGAGCAGACCGTGAACGGTACTGCCTCCGACTCCGGCCGCGTTTCCGTGACGATCGCTCGCAATGGCGATCTCGTGTCCGACATGTATGTCGAGCTCAAGGCTAAGGGCTCTATCATCAAGACTGCCGCTGATGGTGTCGATGATGACTGCTGGGCCGCCGAGCGTGCGATCAAGGACGTAGAATTATCGGTGGGAGGTCAGAGAATTGACAAGCACTACCAGCGCTGGTGGCGCCTCTACTCCGAGCTCTACCTCGATGAGGCCAAGAAGGCCACTTGGGGTAAGATGACTTCCCCCGCGGTCGACGCTGGTCAGATGTTCCTTCCTCTGATCTTCTTCTTCAACCGTAACCCGGGTCTCGCTCTTCCGCTCATTGCACTTCAGTATCATGAGGTGCGCCTGGATTTTGACCTGTCGTCTGAATTCGACCAGTACACCGATGGCACCACCTTCAAGGTCTGGGCCAACTACATCTACCTCGACACCGAGGAACGCAGACGATTCGCCCAGAAGGGTCATGAATACCTCATCGAGCAGGTTCAGCACACTGGCACCGATGCCCTCGCGTCTGCCGGCAGCACCAAGCAGATCCGCCTCTCCTACAACCACCCGGTCAAGGAGCTCGTCTTCTGCGCCGACCGTGGTTCCGTGTCCGCTGCTAACCTTTGGAACTTCACCTCCACCGACGTCTTCGTCACCACCGACGCTGGCGCTCAGCTCGCGGCCGGTCTGTCGTCCGTCACGCCCACCTCCCTTTCCGGCGCTCCCCAGCTTATCGTGACTCAGGGTGCGGCTGCCTGGACTGAGGAGGCTGCCGGTCCCATCGACACCTTCAAGCTTGTGCTCAACGGTCAGGACCGCTTCAAGGAGCAGTCTGGCAAGTACTTCAACTCCGTCCAGCCCTTCAACCACCACACTGGTTCCCCTGTGCCCGGTGTGTATGCGTACTCTTTCGCGCTTAAGCCCGAGGAGCATCAACCGACCGGTACCTGTAATTTCTCGCGCATCGACAACGCTCAGGTCGCTATCAAGACCAAGGCTGGCAACTCCACCACGCAGAACCTTAACATGTTCGCCGTGAACTACAACGTCCTCCGCATCCAATCTGGTATGGGTGGTCTCGCCTTCTCCAACTAAATACTCATATGAAGTATTTGCAAAATATCAAAAAATTCACTTTTAAAAATTGTTCGTACACACTTTTTAAAAATGAAGGTTCTTTACTTTTTGACTCCCCCTCGTTTTTGTAACGCTTTTTTTTTGGTCTTATTTTCGCAAGGTGTCCGACCGGTCGGACACCTCAATCGAACGTACACGAAACATTTTCATCATCCCACGCGTCTACACTGTTACAAGAAATATCACCCCCAAACAAGTCATACACCCACGATCCATCTACAAGTTCATCTTCAATAAGCTTATTTTTCAGTTGTTTAAGTTCAAGCATGTTAATAGACAGGAGTTCTTTTGAGCGCTTGTAACACTCGTCCACGAGATCGTTAATCTCCTTATCGACAATCAGTGAAGCCGCGGGTGATAAGTTTCGGTAATCAAACTTGTTTTCACCCAAACCGTACGTGGTGACCATCTCCCGGGCGATCTTATACACTTGTGCGTAGTCAGAAGAGGCTCCCGTAGTGATATTATCAGCTCCAAAGATGAGCTCTTCAGCTGCCCGCCCACCTAGAGCCACGATCATCTGATTTTTAAGATATCGCTTCGTGTACAGAGCAGATTCCGCATCCTCTTCCGAAGGCTGGAAGAAGGTCACACCACCAGCCGCACCTCTAGGAATGATGGAAACTTTACGCACGCGATCATAGCCGGGAATGACTGCACCCGTGATAGCGTGTCCCGCTTCATGAAAGGCGATGACCTCCTTCTTATGACCCGTAAACGTCGTGTCACCCTTTGCTCCTACAATAAGTCTCTGGTACACGTCATCTACGATAGTCTCGGTAATGGTACCATTTCCCTCTCTTACGGCACGAATCGCGCACTCGTTCAATAGATTAGCGAGTTCAGCACCCGAAAACCCTGTCGTTTGTCTCGCGAGAGTTCCGAGGCTCACGTTCTTATCGAGCTTCTTGCCTCGAGCGTGTACTCCAAGAATCTTCTTACGACCTTTAACACTCGGTAAAGTGACTTGAATCTTTCTATCGAATCTACCCGGTCGAAGGAGGGCTTCATCTAGAATATCGCTTCGATTAGTAGCTGCTATGACGACGATTCCAGTGTTCTCATCAAATCCATCCATCTCGGTAAGAAGCTGATTAATCGTCTGTTCACGTTCATCATTACTGGGCATGGATCCGGCTGCACGCTTTTTACCCACAGCGTCTATTTCGTCGATGAATACGATACAAGGTTGATTCGTTCGCGCCTGTTCAAAAAGTTCTCGTACACGCTTAGCGCCTACCCCCACGAACATTTCAACAAAGCTCGCCGCTGAACACTGAATGAAAGGAACGCTTGATTCACCTGCAATCGCTCGAGCGAGAAGTGTTTTACCGGTTCCGGGTGATCCAGAAAGAAGAGCGCCTCGTGGGATTTTAGCCCCACTACCCGAATACCGCATGGGATTCTTCAAAAAGTCGACGATCTCTTCGAGCTCATATTTAGCAGAATCAATACCTTCTACATCAGTGAATCGTGTCTCCACATTCTCTTCCATGTTGAAGTCTGACGATTTAATAAAAGGGTTGGGCATTCCCATTCCCCCTCCCTCTCTACTTCCAAAAAAGGCACGAAACATGGTAAAAGCATACAAAAGGAAAAACCCCACGATGACATTTTCAGCGAGATTCTGTGGCTGTGTATTGTCTATGTTTACGTTCGCACCACTCTCGATCAGTTTGTCCCAAAACATATCAGATTGAACAATAGCGACGTCTCCATAATCTCCATTTTCTTCCATGAAGACAGCCTGATTTTTCGCAGGTCGTACGAGGACCTGTGGAAGCTCTTTCTTCTCAAGACCTTTGATAAATTGACTATATGATCTTGGTTTGTATTCGGGTTGTTCCGAATTATCCACCTTAATATTCGGTGCGCGAAATATACGCGGTATAGATAAACTCATTACAGGACGCATCTATCTTATATGGTGGAATAAGTTTTAAGCAGCTTAAATAAATCGGTATATTATAGATTACGAATGACGAGTTATGTTGGTGTAATCGGATTAGGTTCTATCGGGAAAAATCTTGCGCTGAATATTCAGGAAAAGCAAAAGCTGCACGTGTATAATAAGACGCATTCTAAGGTTGTCGCATTAGAGGAACAATCTGAAAATGTGTATGGTCATGAATCTATCGGCGAAATGGTAGATGCTATGAAATGGCCGCGTGTTATCTTCACGGCTCTTCCTCATGGACAGGCGACAGATGATACTGTTAGAATTCTACTCGAACACATGAGACCTAATGATACGATTGTAGATTGTTCAAATGAGTATTATAGAGTTTCCAGAACTCGTGGGTCTAGGTGTAAGTCTCGAAAGGTAAACTACCTAGGAACCGGACTTTCCGGGGGAGCAGAGGGTGCTCGAACGGGGCCCGCTCTAATGATCGGAGGTACTAAAAGTGCGTACGAAATGCACAAACCACTCCTATCTAAATTTGCCAAGAGACATACCTATATGGGTGAAGATTTTGGTGTTGGTCACTTTACAAAGATGGTCCATAACGGCGTTGAATATGGTATGCTGCAAGCCGTGGCCGATCTATATGCGTATTGTGATCACGACGACGATCGTATGCAAAAGAGTTTAGAGCATGCTATAGGTACTGATATGGACGGATACATTGTGCGATCTGCTCTGAAGGTACTCGAGAATTATGATATGAGTAAGATTTCCGATGTTGCCGAAATGAATAACACGGGACTATGGTGTTCTCAAGTGGGTTTGGAATATGAAATTCCCACACCCGTCATAAATTCGGCTGTCAACACAAGAATTACGAGTAAATATATTAAGTCAGTTCGCACAAGACAAAAGAATACCACTGTATTTAAACCCATTATAGGCATGAACACTTTACGTTTTACATTTGCCGCTTCACTTCTAGAAGGATTTGATTTAATGAGAACGCGAAATGCGAGTAAACAGGATGTGATTAACGCGTGGTCAAGGGGTACTATCATCGAATGTCCACTCATCGCGAGCGAACTTCATGGCATAATGGATAAGCATATTCTGGATGCGCGTATTTTTGCTTTGCATTGTATGACCACGGGTGTACCGTGTCCAGCTGTGCAATCTGCTATCAATCAATACGATTTTATTCATCAACAAAAGACTTCTATGTCTTTTCTCATGGCACAACGCAACTATTTTGGACAACACACACTTATTGAGGTATAAAAGAAAAACGCATGTATAACTTATGATTAAAAAAATCTTTGATATGTTGTTAAGAGTAGAAAAACCGATGCTTGGTCGATGGTCACTCAAGAATTGCAGTGAAATGTCGGCATCTATAAATTCCGTGTATCAAAATCGGGATCATTGTGGTGATACGATTTGTAAGACGCCTAAAAGGGCATCGGAATATCCTCCTATCCCTAACAATATAAAAGATAGACGATAAATAAGAATATGTTTGAGATTTATACAGATGGAAGCTGTTTGGGAAACCCTGGACCCGGGGGGTGGGGTGCGATTTCATCTGATTTCAGATTAACTGGAGGATCTCGTGAGACGACAAATAATATTATGGAGATGACTGCAATCATTAAAGGTTTGCAGGAGTGTAAAAAGCGTGGTATTGATGAAGTGCGTATTTTCACGGATAGCAATTATACGAAGAACGGTATCACTTCATGGATCAAAAACTGGAAACGTAATGGATGGATGACAGCATCTGGGACCCAAGTAAAAAATAAAGAATTATGGAAAACCCTTGATATGGTCGTTCAGTCTATAAAAATCGTAGAATGGCGTTGGGTAAAGGCACATAACGGAAATTACCAGAACGAACTTGTAGATAAATTAGCGCGTTCAACTGCCCAAGAATTTCAGAATAATCTGAACATAACATAAGCACAGGCCATGTCTGAAAAAAATTCACTAGATGAACAGGTAAGTTGTCTGTGGTGCGAAAAGCAAGAAAAACTATTAGTTCGCTGGGCGGAAAAGGGAGCAGGGTATCGCTGGCTCCATAACCATTCTCGTCTTTTTTATAAAAAACAGAATGACTGGCTCGCGTATCCGTCTATCGTTATAGCCTCTATCACGGGTGTGGGTGGTTTTGCCGTTCTAAACCCCAGTGGTAATGATGGAGTAAGTAGTGAGACGAAAACTCGTATTATGATCATCCAATACTTCTTTGCCTTCCTTAACGTGTTGGCAGGAATTTTGACAAGTATATCTAAGTTCAGTCAGGCTTTAAGCTTATCAGAGGCACATTCTGCCATGTGTGTACAATGGTCTAAGTTCTATAGAAATATAGATATGGAATTATCACTGGACGTGAAACACCGGGTCCCTGTTGTGGAGTTCATGATGAAATGCAGGGAAGAGTATGATCGATTGTTGGACGAGGCACCAGATATTCCATCGGTTTCTATAGAGGCATTTCAAGTTCAGTTTCCCGATAAACCTAATAAACCAGATGTATGCAATGGACTCAGTATCGTTGTGAACGATGAAACAAATTCTGTTATCGCTTCAAAACGAGCTGTTAATCGCTGGTTAGGGGCTTTTTCGAATATAACACATAGAAGGAAAAGTAAGGACATGTCCTATCAAAGTGACGAACTTAACAGGGTAGATTCTGTATGATCTCCCTCGTCTTCTCGTACATCTTCTCATGGTACCTGTTCGTAAACCCTTTCTTCAATCGTCCGTTCTCGACCACGTTCGATTTAAGAGAGTCCCATAGTTCGAGACGATCCTCGAGAAACTCTTTGAACTTTTCGGGGTTGTTAGTAGATTTATACACAATTTTTTCACTATTCATAGCCTTTTCGGTTGCTCGCTTTTTTTGTTCGGTATACATTTTCAGGCGTTCAGCGTATGGCAATGAGGTGAACGCAACATCATCTTTCTTAACCATTTTTATTTACATAGTACTTGTTCTTTATGTATGATTAAAATAAGTAGGTTCAATGGTGACAGTTTCACCCGTCGACGTGTCCATGATAAGCCACGCGATGATGCCATTAATGACCCACGAGATTCCTAATATGACCTTTAACGCGGTTGCTTCACGTGTAACGTTGTCAAACCTATCTAAATGAGCTCTGTGTTCGTCTTCGATCATGTGCCAATCCTCACGAAGATCGTGAAGTTGATTAATGAGGTTCGTGATTTCTTGATCCATGATTACTCATGGCGTTTATTCTTTATGCACGAACTCCTGTATGGGATCTACAAATAAACGTATCGAACGCTTTCATTTTGCGATCTACAAATACCGGTGCCCCGTCTACATACATCGAAACGTAGACTTTTTTACATGGTATAGCGAACTCACAAATATCTGGTAGACGCCTTTTCAGTTTTGAAATAGGTGCTAATCGGACTTCATTATTTTTCACGGTCTCCTTCTCTACGTCACCTTCTACACCTATGCTACCAACGGGGGTGGGTATCATACATTTAAAAGCACTCAAAAACCATCTCGACCATGTGACGGGGTGTATTGTAAATTTAACGCGCTTGTCTAGTAAATTTATAAATTTTATACGCAGCGTTTTATCTTTATGGATGTCTTCTATAGGGAAATAGTCGCTCGGTGCATGGACTAATGTAGGGTATTCGCGTCTGTGTTGTATTGCTAACTTTATGATTTCTTCGTTGACATCGGAATCAGAATCGGATTCCCAACTCGTTTCGCCTGCTATGAGGGGCATAGAAGGGGCGCGAGACATTTCCGCACGAGGGTTAAACATATTGGCTATAGAACCTAATACAGTGAGTCCCAATAGACTCGTACCTATTACAGCTATTTGCATCTTAGTATTCCGCTACATTAAAAAGTGGCAAAGCGATCATATGAATCTGGGCTGAAAGTGTATTCAGGTTTCTTCGGTTTCATTGCTTCTTCCTGACGCGCACGCTCTTTCTTAATATCTATAGGTGTATTGTACACGTCAAGCTTCTCGATGGGGATAGGTGGGTAATCGTACTTATTGGGTGGATCACGCATAGAGATTCCACCTAAAATAAACAGTACACAGAATACTATGTATATCCAACTATATGTGGACATATAGTATAGATACGAAAAGAAAACGCAAAATTTTCTTCACGTATAGTAATGAAGGTAACGCTCAGAAAGAGTCCAAATCCCGAAAAGAAGTATAGAGTTACTTTCGAAGATGGTTCACACGTAGATTTTGGGGGTGCGGGCTATTCGGATTATACGATCCATAAAGATCCATCGCGTATGAAGAGATATCTCGCACGCCATGGTCGTATGGGTGAAACATGGTCTAAAGCTGGTTTAAAAACAGCTGGATTCTGGTCTAGGTGGCTATTGTGGTCTAAACCGAGTATGACTGGAGCTAAGCGATTGATGTCCTCGCGTTTCGGTTTGCGATTTGTCTAAGACCACGGCGATTCAAATTCTTTTGGAGCTGTGTCAGTAGATTTCTAGGCATCGTGGGACGTCCGATGGGAGCTGGACGGGCCATCGGCATACGTCGAGGCGGTGGAGGTGGCGGAGGTGGGCGTACCGGACTCATTTTCTTCGTGGCACATGTGCATCGATTCTTAACGAGTTGACGACACGCGCGCATAGTAGCGGCAGCTTGAGTTACGCGATTTTTCATGACTGCTAAATTGCGTAAGTTAATCTCCTTTCGTAAAGCTTCGTTTGTCTTTTTCACGCGTTTACCCTGGCTGTCTCTCGTTAAACGGATCCCCTTTCTTCGGGCTTTTGTTCTTATGTCAACCATTTATATATACCGAGATTAAAAAAAGTGATCGGTCCTATAAAGCTTAGCCTGATAAGGAGCCGCCTTACCCAAGACGTTCACGGATTCGTTTCCATACAACTCTTTACATCCCAGATCATCCATGCAATCGCGGTCGCCGACGGTCACGGGAATAGAGTAAATTTGATCTCCGGGAGTGGATGTGTAGTAATGGTATTGATCACGACGCCCCCTTACCTCTTTTCCATAGAGGGGAAGAGTTTCCTCGTTCTCGCCTATGAGAACGCCCATTTGTTGTACGTCACCGGGTTTGTACATTTTGATTGGGGGTTCTCTATATTCAGGTGAACGACGAATACTCGTGATCGGGCGCGGTGGAACCATGGGTGTCGGTACGGGCACCTTGACAATCTTGGGATTTTGTAACCGCGTGATGAGATAAAAAATGATGGCGACGAGTACCAACATTATCAGTAATGCGGGTGTGTTAGTCTTTCCTTTCTTCATTTATATAACTTAGAAAAGATTCCGGATAGGTCAACACGTTCTGCGTATGGTATTCTCTTTAGTTTATGCTGGACGAATAACCATAAACCGAGGAACAAAAATTTAGGAATGAGACCCGATGTGGTATTGTCGAGTTTATATATCGGTCCGACTAATCGTCCAAAAAATGTATCTTCCTTCTTATTACCGGTCAGTTTCATCTCAATCTCGGTAAGTGCACATGTGTCGTCATTTGTCGCCCAATGAAAAAACAAGAAAGGTATGAGAAGTGAGTAAAGAGATAGGATCACTTCATCCGCGGTAAATGGTATCACTATCATCGCGAGGAAGAGAAGGACGTGGATGAAAAATATAATATTCATCTCTATTAGTATGGACAAAGAAAAGAAAAAGGCCCAACCCAAAGAAAAGGTAAAACGAATTTGGCATCCCTCACAGGAAAAGATATTGAAAACTTGGGGCGAAGCGTCGGCCTGTTACAGATACATGCACAATCATGCATATCTCGTATTCAAGAAACAGAGTATGCGTTTTACTTTACCAGTCATCGTGTTATCGACGATCACGGGTACAGCTAACTTTGCGCAATCATCGTTCCCTCCTAATATGAGAAGTTCTGCACCGGCTATAATTGGTGGTCTTAACCTGATAGCTGGTATCATAGCCACTATAATGCAATTTTTAAAAATTAATGAAATGATGGAAGGATGCAGAGTTGCGTCACTGCAATACGGTAAGCTTTCGCGCACAATTCGGTTAGAGCTTTCTCTCCCCATCCAAGAACGTTCGTGTGATGGTTCTACGATGATAGAGACGTGTAGAGCCGAGTACGACAGGCTTATCGAGCAGTCACCCCCACTTCCATATGCTATCATTCAGGCGTTCGAGAAGCAGTTCCCCGACGATTCCGAATTCTTCAAACCAGAGATCATGCATATCCAACCTATCGATATGTTTATCTCGGAAGACGAGATGCGCGATGAGTTAAAAAAGGAGCTTGGGGCTATACGAACGGGTGACGTTACTCCGAGATCAGATTTTGAGGTGGTCATCGAGGACCCGAAATCTTCCTAGCCACATAAGCTAACATTATGAATAATATCAGATTAAAGATACCGATACATACCAAATAAGGAAAAACCTTTCTCTTGATTGGTTCTACGATCCTTGTCTGAAGTGTATCACTTTCCAAAAAAATATCTAAAGCTTGATCAGTGAACTCATCAGTGATGGACTCCTTCATTAAAATAATCCCACAAAAAAAGGAGCGACCACCGACGCTCCATGATAAAGAAATTTCCCTGTTGGAAAAATTTTTGGCGCGAGGGGAAAACGTGTTCATATGCGGTCCTACCGGTTCGGGGAAGACATTTATAGTAGACTGTTTACTCAATGCAAGTAATACTATCGAGTTACACTCCGAACTCTTTCAAAAAAAGAGTACTTTTCTGAACCTGATAGGTGACACATCTCATCACGTGTTAATAGATGGATATGATTCGAGTGTATACGGTCATAAGCAAATCATAGATAAGATTTCTGATACGAATGAAAAGATCACGAAAGGATCGGTCGTCGTGACGTCTACAACTATTCACATGTTACCTAATTTTAGACTCATCATCGTACCGAAACGTTCCGCGGATGAGATATTTTCTTTAGAATGTAGTAATCCTAGAGCTCGTTTCGCCGCCGATAAGTGTGAAGGAAATATACGTAACTTTTACGATTATATGAATTTTTCAGATGAAAAGGATGTATTTAAAACATCGAAAGATATAGTACTCGACATTTTGTGTCATAAAGGTGGGAGTTTTGACACGAACCAAACTGTCCACGAACACGGTCACGTAGTAGATGTTATTCATGGAAACTATCTGAACTCAAAAGGTGCTAACGTCGTACCGATAGCAGATTCATTATCACTCGCGGATGTGTATGATTCTATAATGTATAAAGGCGAGTGGAACTATATGCCATACTATATAATGAGTGGGATGGCTGTGCCTAAACATAACCTCGGAGAACCATTGAAATCTGAAAAAATTCAACCCGGTAGTACGTGGACAAAATATGGTAACTATAAGATGCGGTACAATAAACTTAAAAACATACAAGGGCGGCACACGACAAAACTGGCTATAGAAGAACTGGGACTCATACGACAATACGCGATCGCCGGGAATCTAGATCCTTTAATCGAATATAAACTCACACCTCTTGATTTTGATATCATGAATCATCTCGCACTCGGGAACAAATTGAAACCATCCGAAGTTACAAAAGTTAAAAAGAAACTGCGTAGTATAGTCAATGAGTAGCTCTGACAGTGAAGACGAGACTTCCGGCGACGATATTGTCCGTGTGGTCGGATGTGACATTTACTACTATGGAGCCATCGACCGTGAGAGTATCCTAACGTTTTTGGAAGAGTTTAAGAAACTGGAGGTCGATCTACTCAAAAAGGCTATTGAACTTCCTGGGTATACACCTACCATCCAGGTTCATATTCATAGTGAAGGAGGGGATGTGTTCTCTGGATTGAGTGCCATGGATACACTCAGATCTGCACGGGTCAACGTGACGTGCATAGCTGAAGGTAATTGTTGTAGCGCCGCCACGTTTCTACTTCTAGGAGGTAAGAAACGACTCATGAGTCGACACTCGTTCGTGTTGATTCACCAACTTTCCACTGGATTCTTTGGAAAGTATCACGAACTCAAGGATGAGATGAAAACATGCAAAAAAATTATGAAAACGATCAAAGGAATCTACAGGTCTGAGACTGAGATTCCCAAGGAGACGCTCGATGAATTCATGCGCAAGGACATTTACTTGAACTTCGACGATTGTCTCACCTACGGGATCGTTCACGGCGCCTCGTAACTTCAAGATTTCGTTTATATAAAAAAATTACACCTAAGATGATCACCCCAATACTGATTGTATTCATATTTAAGGGAACAGTCGTTAAAGGAGGAGGCTTAAGTCGCTCCATCCTTTCATAATTTACTACTGGTATCATTCCTACTACTAATATGAATACAATTTTTACTACCGACAAAAACGGCAAGAAGCGCTATCTCGACATCCGCGTCGAGGAGATCAACGATGTCTGGTGCATCGTGAAGGCAACCGGACAGGTTGGAGGCAAGGAGGCTACATCCGTGACGGAAGTCCCTCTCGGTTTTGAGAGTGCGACGAAGCGCGCGAAGACCATGTGGAAGAATGCGAACACCAAGGCGACGGCCATTCTTCCTATGCTGGCGAACAAGTGGGAAGATCGGGAGAAGTACATCTCCGAACCTTTCTACGTGCAACCCAAACTCGACGGTGTTCGTCTCTTGGTGTCTAAAGACGGTGGCATCTCGAGGACTGGGAAGATCATTCCTGGAACCGAGGTTCTCGGTAAAGGTCTCAAGGCGGGTCAGTACGTCGACGGCGAGGCGTTTGACCCCAACCTGACGTTCGAAGAGCTCACGAGCACGTTCAAGACGGATCCCCTGAAGCTCAAGTTCCACGTGTTCGACTACTTCGACATGAACGCACTGGACATGACTTTCGAACAACGCTGGGCGGCCGTGAAGTCTCTCAAGAACAAGCACTACGTGTTTGTAGAGACTAAACTGGTCGCGAAGAAGCGTCAGCTCCCTCTCGTTCATAAAAAGCACGTCGAAGAGGGTCACGAGGGTACGATGATTCGCGACCGCTTCAGTGTGTACGAAGTTGGTCAGCGAAGCAACTACCTTCTCAAGCACAAGGATTTTCAGACCGAGGAGTACGAGATCATCGGAGCCACGACTGGCCACGGTCGGGATGCGAAGTGTGTCGTGTGGATCTGCAAGACGGAAGAAGGCAACGTGTTCAATGCACGCCCAGAGGGTACTCTAGAGGATCGCGAATATAAGTATGCGAACAAGGAACGTTTCATTGGTAAGATGCTTACCGTGAGATTTCAGAACCTGACCGACAAGAATGTCCCCAGGTTCCCAGTGGGAGTTGCGATTAGAGACTACGAATAATTTGTTATGAATATGTAAATGAATCGAATTGCCGTTGACGTTGATGAAGTTCTCGTACCGTTTGTTAGACCCATGGCTAAGTATAAAAAGTTAAAAATGCCTACCGAAAAATGTAGATACGTGTACCGCGAAATGTTTAACATAACAGAACCCCAATCCCGGAAGATGGTGCGAGAATTTTATGATTCCGAGGCATTCGATGCACTCCAGCCTATCGAGTATTCCCAGGCAGTTCTCCGACTCATGCGCCCCTATATAGATAAGATGTACATCGTCACGGGGCGTCACGACTGCGTTAGAGAGAAGACCGAAGACTGGTTAAATGAACATTTCCCGGGTATTTTTGACGACGTTATTTTGACGAATAGTTTTACGAGTTATGAAATTCAGAAATACGATATATGCCACTCCCTTAATCTCGACACGATCATAGACGACAGTGATACGACTTGTGGCGTTTGTAAACATTGGGGCATGGACGCGTATCATTTCGCGGGGTACAATGGTAAAGAATACGAATGGTGCAAGAAGGACGATATAAGCGTTCTGAGCTGGGTAGAACTATACAAAAAACTACCTTTAAAGTTCATGGATTAAAATCTCAGAAGATATTAGATGTCTCGAACAGTAACTATTACTAAGACTGGTACCACACCCAAGACGGCTACGCAGAATGCAGCGATTGGTAGAATGTTGAATAACAGGCTGGATATCAAGTCTAAGCGCGAACAGCTCGTGAATACGTACCTTACTTTCACGTATGAAATGAGAGATAATTTACCGCAGAGGGTATTTTGGAGGTACGTTATTCTAATGCTTCTATCTATTGATAAGATTGCTGGTATATCATCAAACGATGAAAGGTATTCACAATTGTTCGAACAGACAAATACTCTTAACGGTACAGTTCCCTTAGATATTCAAAACACATGGGCTCGTAAATTTGAAGGTATTGTTAAAAATGCGAAACGTATTTCTTCTTCCACCACGAAGAATTTAAACTCGATGCTTAAATTTTAATCTGAGACATTAATATATGTCGTGTTCCGATAAACCGATATTCGTCATTATAAAGGAAACCCCTACAGGATATTCCTTCGATAATGACGTCACGTACAGTAGTCCATTCGCTAAGCATGTATTATCACAGCCAGCGGATATGACTCATCCCTCATTGGTGGTGACGAGCTCGTGGGGCTTGAATAAGAGCATCACACAGATGGCGACCGGTAATGCCGGGTTTAGTATCTTAGCGGCGAAGAGTAAGCAAAACTTTGTAAAAAGTTACGATAAAAGAAAATTTGTTGGTTTGATTGATAACGGCGAAGGACGATACAAGTTAGCTAGAACAGCTCCTTTAAGTGGTAATGCTCCATCTGTTATGGAACTGACTAACTTACTTAAAAGTATATCTAATTCGGGTAGGAATATAAAGGTTCGTGGAAGTCCTTTAGAATATAAAAGGTTACTCGACTATTTTCAGTTCTTATTAGTGTCCAAAGTTCAAGCCGGAGATTTATTTTTAACTCGTCCGAATAATGTTCATATCATGGACGATATAAATGATCCATCCAAGGATGTTACGCTAGAGGAGGCATATCTCAGTATGTTCGAACATGAATCGTCTAATCGTACCATGTATAATGGTGCATATTTCGTTACTATGGATAGAGTAGCCGCGTTAGCAGCTGTGGTGCGACAAATTCCTACCATATATCAAACGGTCAAACCACAAAATTACTATGATGTACCAACGGGTAATGTAAATAGAATAACCAAATTTTTACAGTCCAAATTAGAGACCGCCGGGAACGCTTTTAAAATTCCTAATCGAAATACACCGATGAATATTCATCCTAATAGGATGCAAGAGTTGATTGGACCGCCCACAAAGCAACGACCGGGGGGTAGACCCATTATCACTAAAGGACCCTTGTTTAAATGGTTCTTAGATACTCGAAATATACAAAAAAAGGGTAATCGGGAGGTGGGTACAAGTTTTCATGATTTTTCCGCAGATACAAGGGCGCTCATTTTGTTTTATTGGGTTTTCGCATATCCATCCGGTACTCATACCACAAACTTACCTTTCATAGAAGCATTTCTCAGTATTTTAGATACGTTTCACGATTTTACTGGATCACGTGCGACTAAAACCTTCAAAAATATCATAGGTACCGAAAACACGCGAAACAATTTAAAGAGAATAGATCCCGCCCAACTTAACTTAAAGGATTTTAATACCAATAAGGCGCATAAAACGCTAGTTAAATTATTGGGTACGGATATTTATCGTAAATCTAGGAAAGCTTATAACACACCTTTAAAAACCATCATATCGGATGCAAACAAACGGGGATTAACCGCCGACGATAAAGTTGGTCGAATGTTATATTTCATCACGAGTATGCTAGGAAGTGACTCGGGTTCACTCGTACAGGCGTGTGAAAATTTATCACAAGAAATATTACTCCATCTCGCGGATAATGATCCCATTTACGAAAGACCCAAAACGTTTGTGTTTGGCGAAGGGCGTAATAAATTATGTGATAAACTCGACAGTAAAGGCGCTTGTTTAGTCATAGATGCTATAAGTGGTAGTTTACCACAGTGTCTAGCTAAACATTCTGTCTATCACAATGTGGGTGTACTTGATCCCGCGACGAGATCTATACTTTCATGGAGCGAAGTTGATGGTAA